TCTGGCAGCATCAAACCATATGCAAACACAAACGCAGGCTCTGGTTATATAAAAGGCAGTTACACATTTGTTCCTCTTTCTGGCGGCACTGGGTCTGATGCTTATGCAAATATTACAGTGGCTGGAGGACTCGTTACTGTTGTAGAGCTTTTTACAAGAGGGGTAAATTATTCTACAGATGATTTTTTATCTGTGGATAATACTTACTTAGGTGGCTCCGGTTCAGGATTTGAACTAGATATTCTGACTTTAATGGATTTTGTCAGTTTATGGCAGCATGAATTTGGCACAGATCAAATCAAAGAATCAGTTGCTGTTGCAATAGAGAGTTACTTTGAGACAAGTGACTTGGGTTTGGTTGCAGGTGGCCCCTCTGAGGCTGCAATGGTTGGCATAAATCGCTGGCTGAGGCTGGAGAGAGTAGAGCCTGACTTTGTTCAAAACGGAGACATGATTCTATACATTACTGGACGGCCTTTTGCTCAATCTGAGGACAAGCAATCAATTGCCTATCCGTTCTCCCCGACAACGGGGAAGATTGACATGAAAGAGCAGCGGCGGGAGCTTCGGGTTCGCGTGATCTCAAATACTTTGGGCGGGGATTACCAATTGGGTAAAATGCTACTCAATGCAGATATTGGCGATGTGAGAGGGTATTAATGGCTATTCCGCTTGTATATGACCCCAGATATCACACCTTTGAGTCATGGTCTTCTCTGATGGTGGAGGCTTATGCCGCACAACAACTTCAAATTGGAGTCTCTGAGGATGGATGGAAGGATTGGGCGCTTGGTCTATCAGGAATTGACGTATTCCAGAATGAGGCCATTCCATCCCCTAGCGGGTTTGATAACTGGCAGAACTGGGCTGAAGCTGTTGTGAATGCAGTAAACCCGAGGAATTGAGATGACGCCATCTGAAATCATGAATGCAGAAGTTGAAAAGCAGGGCGGTGACGTTCAAAATTTCACGCAAAATGTAATGTATTTGCTGAAGAATAAACTTGCACTCTTGCTGCACACAAACCAATCCGTTTTGCTTTTGACGCAATTAGGTGATGGTGATGTTGAATCACACTTGTTTACGCAAGATTCTCCGCTGACTCTTTTTAAGTCATTGCAATATTTTATTGAAAAAATAAGATCATCTGAAGTCAGGTCTATTTATGGAAAAGCTACAAACCCACAAATTATAGAAGCTCTAAAAAGGCTAGGCGTTGCCGTAGAGCCGTCAGACCGCGAAGAATACAACTGGAAGGCAACGGTATGAGATACGACCACTTTTCAATGTTGCCTGAAGATGCCTTTCAGCATTGCGGTAACGGCAAGATACAACTTCACGGAGAGGTTAAGAAGCTCACTCATAATCCAATGGAGTGGGCGCAAGACACCTTAGGCAGTTTAGACGATTGGGTTCATGAAGAAATCCCCGGCGGGTGGATGCTCCCCGTTGCTGTCGTAGCCTCAATCTACGGCGGCCCTGCTGCTGGTGAAGGCGTGATGGAGGCTGGCGGCACTACCGCCGCCGCTGGGACTGCCGCCGCTTCTTCAAGCTATATTGCCGCGCAACAAGTTGCGTTGCAGGCATTGGTTGATCTTGGAATACCGTTCAATACAGCCGTTGGACTTACAAGCGTTTCTGGCTTGGCAACAACCGCCGCAATCAATGCTGCGATGCAGTTGGCTACTACAGGAAAAATAGACGTTGGCTCAATGGCAAAGTCGATGCTTGTTGGCGGCGTAAGCTCTGCTGTAGGCGGCGTTGTGGCGGATTCAATTGACAATAAGCTCTTGTCGTCCATTGCCAGCAGCGCGGCACAAGGCGCTACAGGCGCTGCTATACGAGGCGGAAACCCCCTCACCGCAGCACTTGCAAGCGGTCTTGCGGGTGGCGTTGGGTATGCAACTCAAAGTTCTGGAATACCGCAAGCGGGTATTAATCAGGCCATCAACTCGCTTGCCTCTGGTCAGTCCATTAAAGATGCTCTTATTTCTTCAGTGTTTGCGGCTGGCGGTGCGGCACTACGTCCTTACGTTAAAGAATACTTTGATCAAATAGGCGCTGGCGATGTATTTAACCAGAGCCTGCATTTGTGATTGCATATGCATTGATGCCGCCAGATGCGTTTATTTCAGTTCCGGCATTGATCGGATAGTGGAAGACCTGAGAGAAATACCCAGCCGTCCTACGCGCCCCTAAAGCCTCTCCAGCGTCATACCAGACCTTTTCGCGGATGTTGTAGACGATGGCATCATTGCATTCCTCAGAGTCTCCACGCGGGTAAAACCACCAAACTTCTCCGTATCGCGGAACTTTGCTGACATACACCTTCTGCCGCTGGGCGTAGTTAAGATTGTCAAAAAAGTAGTTTTGATTGAAGTTATTCGGTATCTCTTGAACGGTGCCGTTATAAAGTAAGAAACGGTCAACGCCACACCAGTAGTAAATGCCGTCATATTCAATAACAGACTGACTGGACATGATAGAAGACTGGCTGGAAACGATGTCATACCGCCAGTAAAGCTGCTCCGTCACTGTGCCAGTGGTTATTTGAGTGGGCGAATAACTTACGCGAACTAATGAATCCAGAGACCAGAACAGTCCAGCAGGCGCATTAGAGCCGCCGCGAACAGGAAGCCCCTGCACTACCTTTGTAGAGGATACGTTTGTCTCGTTGGCGTCTGGCGCGTTCCAGTCGTATGCATTACCTGCGCTGCAATTCTTGATAAGGCCATTGTTTCCGTAAACGAAGATATAGGGGTGTAAGACCACAACCCCACCCGATACTTCTATAGGGTCTCCAGTAGGAGAAGTCCCTGCGGTATCTTCCAACTGAGAAGCCGTTGTGCTGCCAATTACGCTGGCAAGAACGGGGGTGTTTGTCTGATTGTTAATGTCTTGGAGATTCAGGCCGGGGTGGGCCAACAACAATTCATCCCCTGATCCAGTGGCATCAAACATGGCGTCAAATTGCCACATATTTGCAGTGCTTGCCGTGAAATTGGAAAGGGTGATATCAGTAATTCCAGCCCCGATACCATTGTTATCAATCGGCAGAACCTGCAATCCGTCAGAATACCCGTTGTAGACGTTGTTGTAATCGGCCTTAGGATTAACGTAGATGCCCCTAGACGGGCCTGCAAGTGCGTTGGTGATCTCTCTGTATCCCGCCATCTTGCGCGGACGCCCACGCTGGAACCTTACCCACCTGCCATCGGTGTAGAAGTTCATGTCAAATACTGTGCCGTCCCGCTGAATCCCCGGCTTCGTATCCAGAGCAAATACTTTTGCAGTCATCAGAATGTCCCGCCAAGAACCCCACCAGAGAATGTTCCAGAACCGGCAATCGTCAATCCAGTTGCTGATAGCGTTGACCTTAAAACACCTAGAATAGCAGTGTTAAATTGACCCGATCCTGCCCTATAAACGCCAGTAGAAGTCTCGCTAATAAAATTTAGGGAAGGCACCGATACCGTCCCGTTCACCAAAGAAATATTAGTTCCAGCCGCTTGCACCGTATTGGCATTGTAGAAATTTGTTCCATCACAAACAACCGTTGCTTGCTGCCCTTGCGGGATAGCAATTGTAGAACCTGTTGCCGTTTTTATGGATACGGTATAGGCATTTGTTGTTTGATTGCTGATAACGTATAAATTGGTAACGGGTGGGTAGGTTGCTGTCACATTGCCCGTCAAGGCACCCTGATATTCCTGCAATACAGCTTGCGCTTGCGAGGAGGAAATAGTCACAGAGCCAGTCGTAACAGGAATAACGGCTGCGGTGAAGGCAAAATTGCTGCTTATTCCATACCCTACCGTGATATACCCGTCCCCGCCGCAAACTATAAAAGAGGCTTCACTAGGGTTGTATTGTTTACTAGATGATCCGTCAATTAAGTCAGAGCCAGAGCAGGTAATTGTGCAAGTTCCTGAGCCGTTATTCTTGAACAATGCAAACCAATTGTCGCCAATAGAAGAGGCTGAGGGCAAGGTTACGGAGCCAGAGCCACCAGTCCATATCTTTGTTTGCGCCCGATCAGATGTTGCAAAAGACGCTCCGTTGGCTATCCCTGAAGTGGGATGACTCTGATTAAGAGTGCTGGAAATAGCCAGCAGGCCGTATCCGGCAAGAGTCGCTGCATCAGGCGAGGAAGTTCCAACCCCAAAAGCGATTACGCCCCAAGTTCCATATTCATCTGCATTTGCTGTGATGTAAATATACTTACACTCGCCAGCAGCAATACTGATAATTGTTCCGTCACCGGCAAAGTCTTTAACGGTAAATGTGTTCGATCCAATGTTCCGAATCAACGCATCTTGCCCAACTGATGTTTGATTGGCAGGCGGCATCCACAAAGACAAGCTAGCGGCAGTCGCCGTAACATTCATGATCCTTGCAGCGTAATTATCCGTCGCATTACCGTTAATAGGCCAAGATAATTGCGTATCTTCAGACAGCGTAATATCGCGGAACGATACGTCAGTCGGCTGTATGACGTTACCAGTAAATGGGGAATTAAAGCTCATATCAGTCCTTTAGGTATCAAGCACAACCGCTTGCCGGTCACCAATACGCTGCACATCCTCAGACTTCAAGGTGTTAATTATCAGATCATACTGCTGTTGCCACATCGCAATTCGCTCATCATTTTTCAAGAACGGCATTGCCTGTAACAGAGAACCGTAAAGCATCGCCTGCGGAGCATAGATCGTAAACCAATTTGATTGATTAGAGGAGTCTAGCGGTTGTACCCGTTCGTAGTACAAGACCTCGTAGTCGTAGGCTATATCCGGCGTTGGAGCGACTAGCCAATGGGTATAATCATAATCCGCGTAGAACTTCGGCACGCTTTCAACTGATGGGTCTGGAGCATACTCCCGCAGGTATTCGTACTTCCTCAGGAACACTGGCTGGCGCTTTCCGTCTACAGTTACATTCATGGACACTGTTTTGTGCCATCTTGCAGGCTTGTCTATGGTCGCAGCACCGATAACCATATTGCTTGTATTGACCGTCAAGTTACCTAGAAACTTGATCTGGCTGGCGATGACCTGTTCAGCAAGCATGATAAAACGCGGAATCTGAGCAATGGTTGCATCGTCAGTCCGTTCCAGATACTGCTGAATGTCTTCTACGAGCGAGTCGTAGGTCATCACTTGTGCGGTAGTCATATCAATTTCCTAAATATACGGCACGTTCGTCTTTTCGACGGTTTACCAGCCCCTGAAACACTTTACCCCCTGCCTTGGTATACAGCAAGAAACCGTCCGCAGCACCGTCAAACTCACCCCGATTGTGCTTCATGCTGATGCTGGATCGCTGTAGTCCACCAGCCCCTAAATTAAACGCAAAGGAGACAAGTGCATCAAAGCGAGGCTGAGTAAGATTAACAGGACATAGTCTGCATACCCAAGACTCAAAACGAACAAGGTCTTTTTTAAGAAGCGCATGAACTTCCTCC